TGCCCTCCTTGCAGGCGTTTGAGGACGATGTAGACAAAGCGTTCCCTGACAAGAAACAGGCCGACGTAATCAAGAAACTTGCAAGGATGCTACATGAATCCGACAAGTAGTTGTTGGGGAGACGATACGCACGGGTTGTTTTGGACGGCGAACCCTGCTATGTTGCTTGCAACAACAATCTTGTGCGAGGCCGGGGGAGAGAACGAACTGGGCAAACAGGCGGTTGCACAGGTAATCATGAACCGCGTCTCTGATAAAAGAAAACGCTATGGAAACGGGCTTCATGAAGTCATACTTCGCAAGTTCGCATTTAGTTATCTCAACAAAGCAGGGTTTGAAAAGGCAAAAAAAGCCCTTGCGACAATATTTCATCACGGTGAGATTACAGACATGGCATTTCAATTTCTGTACAACCTCCAAATCTGTCCTGCCGTCAAAGGTGCAACGCACTACTTCAACCCCAACCTTGCAACCCCTGAGTGGGCTGACAGCGAACAAATGAAGCGTATCATCCAGATAGGCGATCACGTGTTTTACGAGGAGCTATAATGCCAAGTGGCATAACATATCTGACCCCGGCACAGGTAGAGGTCTCCCGTCAAGCGGTTGTAGAGGATATTGTACTACGGAACCTTGCATCGTATATTGAGACACGGTGGGAAGCCGCCAAGCGTTCCAAGATTGACGCTGAACTATGCGCCATCGACTGTATGCGTATGTACGACAGGAAGTATGACCCGCAAAAGCTACAGCAAATATTACGGAAAGGTGGCTCCATCTCTTATTTCCCATTGGTGTACACGAAGGTGCGAACTCTCTACGCACAACTACTTGACCTTATATTCTCCGACAAACGTATCTTTGATATCGTCCCGTCACCCGATATTGAAATTGAAGAGTCATTCTTAAAAGCTGCGACATTGGCCATCATGAAAAGGGCCGCTGACACAGCACAAGCACAGACAGTACCTCCGGTTGGCGCTCAATACCAACAGAAACTCATGGACGACCTCAAGGAACAAATAACAACGGAACTGCACAGACGCGCACAAGAGAAGGCTACCCGCATGGGAGACTTGATAGAAGACCAACTTAGAGACGGTGGCTTTTATGAAACGGTCAAGAAGATAATCAAGGACATGCTCATCATGCCCCTTGGGGTACTGAAGGGCCCGGTACTGCGAAGGAAACAGGTTGCATCATACAAAGAAGACGAAAGCGGGAAGTGGTCAAAATATGTTCAAGACCGACTTGTCCCATGTTTTAACAGGGTGTCTTTCTTTGACATATTTTTTTCACCTTCGGCAACCAATGTTAATGATTCCTATGTCATCGAACGTCACCGGATGCACCTTAATGAACTTATGAGTCTTATCGGGGTGGAAGGGTTTTTTGATCAGGAAATAGAAGACGTATTATATGCACATGAGTCAAAATCCCAGACATACCGGACATGGATCGACTCTGTCCGAGAGATGCAAGAAGGGCACACATACCTTGATGTGCTTGATGAAGACCTGACATACGCCCTTGAGTTTTGGGGTATGGTACGAGGCCGGTATCTGAGAGAGTTCGGATTTACCGAGGACGAGGTTCCAAATCCCGCTCTTGCATATGAAGTAGAGGCATGGTTGATAGCAGGGAAGGTCATTAAGTGTATCATCAACCCTGGCCCAAAACCTTATCACGCTGCGTCATTTGAGACCAAGCCAGACACGATGTGGGGTTGTTCCCTGGCCGACATACTTGGAGACTCTCAAACGGCGGTAAACTCAAATTACAGGTCTCTTATCAATAACACTATCGACTCATCACATCCCACCATGTTGATCCATTCTGATATTATCCCCCCCGGACGGTCAGCCTCTACGATTGGCCCTGGTGAATGTCTTACTGTCAGCAGGGACATCCTCAGCTCCCTGATGCCCGGCCAACAGCCTTTGCAGTACTTCCAACCTACCAACAATGCTCAAGCGATAATAGCCGCTATGGAGGTCAGTGTAAAGCAGTCCGATAATGCAGTTCCCTCTTATGAGCACGGCAACGCTCCCACCAGCGGAGCGGTAGGAACGGCAACAGGGCTTGACATGCTAATAGGGCAGGCAGAGAAGGCGTCTAAAGAATTGGTTATCAAGATAACCGACACGATAATCAGACCTGCAATAGAGATGATGGTTGACCACAACATGATACATAGCAGTGACAATAGCATTAAAGGTGATTTTAAGCCGACAGTGCGTGGTGTGGCATCCATGTTGGGTGCACAGATGAGGACACAGCGGATACAGACGGCTATACAGTCCGCTCAAAACCCTGTCGGGATGCAGATAACAGGAATTAAGGGCATGACGGAACTGTACTCGGAGTTCCTTGCAGAGATGGATATAGACCCTGAAAAGGTGTTGTTGGGACAACAGGAAGCCGAGGAGGCAAAGTTACAGCAGGCACAGGCAAGTCAGGCAGTCGTACCACAACCAGGGCAACTACAAGAACCGCCGCCGGAGATAGCGCAACAGGCAGCGCAACAGGCAGCGCAACAGGCAGCGCAACAGGCAGCGCAACAGGCAGGAGGACTACCAATTGGGTAACACCGACGAAAAAATAAAGACAGACTTAGAACTGCTACTGGCTTATCAGCGACTCAAAGGAAACGCTGACTTTGACTGTGTAATCAAGGACATATTCAGCAAGAGTCAAATGGACCGATCACTGCTTGCGTATTGTCCACCTGAACAACATGCAAGAATGAATACCTTGCAAGGGAGAATACAAGCGGTTGAATCAATCCTGGTAAACGTAATAAATACAGACGAAAAAATAAGAGAGATACAACAAGGTATCAAGGAAGATAGAGAAGGAGGGAACACACATGCCTAAGACCATACCGGAGGAACTTCCCCCGGAAGAGGAATTACCGTTAGAAAATCCACCGGACGGCGGGGATATAGAACCACCGCCGGAAGGGGAAGGCGCTCCGCCCGAGGATGAAGGTTTAGAAGCAGCGCCGGTACCAGAGGCAGGGCCGGAAGTAGGGCAGTTGCAGCAGGTCATTGCTACGCAGCAACAGATGATACAGGCGATGCAACTGATGATGGAGAAGATGCAAAGTAATGAGGCTATGTTCTCCGTGGTTGCATCCGCTGTGGCAAAGGACAACCCTGACGTGCAACAGGCCCTTGACGATGCCGGGCCGCCCAAGCCGCCGCCGTCTTACGAAGACTCGATGGGACATCTATCAAGCTACCACGACGATGAGACTATGGGACACCTGGAAAACGCACACAACCATATTACCAATCGCGCAGCGGAGCAGGCGTTAAATAGGCTTTTCCCTTATATCGCCGATATGAGGCACGCAATCAACCAGTTTGGTCTCAAATCCAACCACGGGATTGACATGGACGCCATTGGAGCCGAACCGGAGTTTGACGAACACCTTAACGGCATGGACGAAGCGTCAGGCCGTTCCAGGGCAGATATGCTGGCCGAACATGCGGCAAAAGGCAACATGGGTGGTATGGCGGACATGTTTAATGCCTACCAAAAGACAAAGAAGGCCCCCGTAGACCCACTCAGCAAGGAGCCGCTCAAGGTAGAGGCTACAAGAATCAGCGTAGCCCCAAACACGGCAGGGGTTTCAGGGAAAGGTACCGGAAAACCAACAGATGAGGAGCTTGCAGAGGCAAGAAAACACATAGGAACATCACCAGAGGCCAACAAGAGATTCAACGACCTTGCGGCCAGGAGACTAAGACACTAAAGAAGTAAGGAGGGAGAAATGGCTATACCAAGAGCAGCAGGCGTCCCGAACTACAGCAGTAGCGGGACGTCCAATTGGAACCCGATTATCTTTTCGGGCAAGGTAGAGGAACGTTTTCGGGCAATCACGTGTTTCAAGGACATAGCCAATACGGACTTTGAGGGAGAGATCAAGGACCAGGGCGATACTGTAAGGATCATGTTTGCCCCGAAGTCACAGGTGGAGCCATACGTAAAAGGACAGAAGCTCACGATACATCAAGGAGAGCAGCCCGGATCGGAGTTGACCATCGACAAGGCGTTTTTCTACAGCACGATGGTCAATGACGTAGACGTTCACCAGATGAACATGAAATACTATGAGATGTACGCCAAGGATGTCGCATACGAAATGGGCATAAAGATAGAGAAGGACATATTCGGATCGATATACGCCTCCGTTCTGCCCACCAACAGCGGAGCAGCGGCCGGCAAACTGTCCGCACAGTACAACCTTGGGACGGCAGGGGCGCCACTTGTTGTCAACGCCTCAAACTGTATTGATATCCTTGCAGATGCAGCATCGGTGTTACAAGAGCAAGACGTTCCGGTTGACGGCACCTGGTCAATCGTACTTCCTGCCTGGTATGCAAACAGGCTATCCAAGTCCGACATCAAGAACGCAGCTTTCTTTGGCGACGCAAAGAATGCGGTTATCCACGGCGGGCCAACGGAGGCGGGTATGTGGGGACACATCAACGGGTTAAAGCTGTTCACCAATAACAACCTGCACTCAGTTGTAGACGGAGGCAAGACGTGTTACTATGTCTACTTTTTAAGCCGTCGGGCATTGACCTTTGCCTCTCAGATAGTGAAGGCTGAGACGCTAAGGATAGGCGACTACTTTGGGGACAATCTCAGAGGGTTCCACGTCTACGGATACAAGGTGATCAGACCGGAGGCATTCGGTGTGATCTATATGACATTCCAATAAGGAGGTAACATAATGGCAGCAGCGGACTTAACAGGGAGTTTAGAGGGCTTTATCGCCCTCGATTCAGACGCAACAGTGTCCACTGGCCCGTGGCATCTCAAGCTGGATGCATCAA